CCTGATGTAAGTTCCTGTGTTTTCCAAATAACTTTAAACGACTTACCTTTAACTTTAAACTTCATACGCACCTTACCTACTTCGCCCAAGTCTTCAATGTTAGCTAAGTATTTTAGTTTGGCTTTTAACTCGGTTAATGGTAGACTTTCAACTTCATCCACAGTCTTACCACTCACCTCTGCAAGTAAGCGCACGTTCCTATCAATCGGGTCTGTTTGCATCTCCGATATTAGTTTGCAGTTTAGAAACTGCTTAATTGTTAAATCTGAATATTTGCTTATCATACCTATAAATATACAATAAGCCGAATAATGCTTAACTGATTCCGATGGTAGCGTACTTGCCAGCAGGTCGGTTGTTAAGTTTGTTTAGTCCAATGTACCTTAGTGCATCTATTGCGTGGTTGTTATGGTCGATTGGTTTGCCTGTCAACTTTCCATCTCGGTCAGTTTCCCACAGGTACGACCTTAACTCCTTAATTAAATTAGTTGAACGCTTAGTCACCATTATTTCGTAACGCTTCAAGATGTCAATACCTATCTTGATTGAGTCAGGGCCTTTCATTGCAGGATGCACATTAAACCCCTGCCTTCTTAATTCCTCGATTGACTTCGGCTCTGCACTATCACAAATGATTTCGGACCGCCCTATGTTTTGGGTCTTATAGTAACTGCCTATTTCGCTGTTTGTCATGTTGGTTCGGTATAGCAATTCATCAACCCACAGCTTACCTTCTTGTTTGTAAACAGCTATTAACGTGGTAGGGTCATTGGTAAATCCGAAATCCGTTCCGTAAGCTACTAACTTTGCATCAATAGGCACAGCATCGCATTGCTGCCAGTTATCAATCACTAAACCTTGTAAATTTCCGATTTCTCCTAAGCCATAAACCTTATACCAATTTGCCCAATACGCAGAAGTTTCCCCCTTAACTTTTGCCTTTTCAATTTCCTTTACTATGCTTGCATCAAGTGCCTCATTATCTTTATAAGTTAGCACTATCATCTCAGCATCACTATCCTTTAGCAGTTCCGTGTCTACCCAAAACTCCGAAACAGGATTGTAATCCAAGTAAATAAACTTTCGTGTCCTTATTGCTAACTGATAATAACTTTCCCAATCTATGTTGTTGCACTCGTTTACAAATAACACATCACGCCTTGCACCTCTTAACTTGGCTGGGTTATCCGCACTAAAGAACTCAATAAACGAACCGTTACTGAACTTGTAGGTCATGGTTGACTTGTTGTAGCAAGTATCATCATACATGCCTATCATGTCCATTATCTTTAAAAAGTCACGCAATGCACCCCTACGCAAATGTGGTATGGTTTCAGCTACTACGCTTATCTCTTGCTTTGGATTAGTTACTGCATGATGGATAAGCATAGGTATAATGCTAAAGGTTTTTGAACTCGATGTTCCACCCCTAACTATTCGCACTCGTTTTCGGAGTACACCTATCTTATCTTGTGCAGTTGTTTTTTGTAGCATTATGCGTTTTGCTCACCGTGTAGACAAGCGGTTTTACTCGGTTTCCTCATTTTTGACATTCAAGTCCAATCCGTTAAAAATTGGTTTCTCAATGTTGATGTTTTTATTCTCAGTCTTTGTGCTGGCAATTCTGTGGTATTCCTCTTCTGTTCCAATCAGTTTATACAGTGCCATTTGCGTTAAAGGGTTGTTGCCGTTGTACCACTTGTTACGCAGTCCATTCTTTATGTCAATCTTGTTTTTGTCTAATCCCTCTTTTATAGTGTTACATTCGTCACTGTCAATCGGAAACCATTCATAAAAAGTTTTCTTTGATATTGGCAGGAGCGTTACCACATCCTCAATAAAAAATAGTTTCTTCCTCTCTATTAAGTCAAGTGCTTGTTCGTATATTTTCTTTCTGTCGTATGCCATTATCCTATGTATTTAAAACTTACTGTTATTCTATTTGATGATGTACTTCCTTTTTTATTTTTGTTTTGTATTTTACCGCTACCGCTACCGCTACTTGTTCTACCTATTCTTGTTATAATCCAATTTTTATCATTTTTTCTTGAATTAATAAATGCTGGGTTTGAACTTGTAGAAATAAATCCTTTATTATTTTTTTTTAATATTTCAGCTATGTTGTTAGAAAGTAAATGACCTAAACCTATTCCTTGATAATCAGGTAATACAACTGTTCTATGCTCTTTCCAATGATTTTTTAATTTAGGATGTGGGAAAGGTAACACACTGCAAAACCCAAATATATTATCATTAATTGTTCCTATAAATACTCTTGCAGCGTTATTATGATTATGACTTAAATAATGATATTTACTAAACATTGACCAATATTTTGTTTTTTCTTTGGTTTCGTATATTCTAAATTCAATGTTTGGTCTATTTTTTTTTTGCTCTCTATAATTATAGAAAGTCATGTCATTTGTATTAAATACCCAATCAGGTAATAACCAATCCTCTACATCATGATGACAAGTAATTGCTATAAATTTTTTATTTGTTTTCCTTATTGCCTTTTGCATTGCAAATGAACCAATCTTTGCTACCTCTCTATCTACCACACTTGTAAACTCATCAAATGCAAAACAATCATTGTCAGATAATATTGCATTAGCCAAATCAACTCTCATTTTTTCTCCATTACTTAATACTGAATATGGTTTTAACCAACTTGGAGGGCTTGAAAATCCAACCGAATTAAAAGTCTTACAAATATCTTCAACTGATTTGTTTTTTGGCATATCATCCAAAATACTTTCAGAACTATAATCAAATGATTTAATTAAAACATCTTTAAACAATTGATTTGCTATTGTAGTTTTACCAGTACCAGAATGTCCAACTATTAAACCAATTTGCCAATCATCTGTTAAATCAATATTACCTATAAATCTTTCTTCAATTTTATTACTTGATAAATCAAAAGTTCCTTTTACACTTTCTATTCTAAAAGTGCTTTTTGGTTCGTGTTTTTTTATAATGTCAAAAGTCGGCATTCGTAACTCCTTTCTATTAATTCGTTATATAATAATTCTTGTGATTTTTCATCTGTTAAAATAACTTCAATTCTAAAATTAGTTTCCATATTTTCAGATATGTCATCAGGTTCTTCAGTTTTAAAGTTTACAGGTATATCCAATCCCCAATCACTTAACTGCTCAACCTCCCATTCATTCGCAAGCATATCCCAATCCCATTCACCACCGCTTACGTTGTCTTTTATTAAAAACTCACGTTGTTGGTCTTCTGTTAGTTTATCTGCCATGATTATAGGTATTTCTTTTAAACCTGCCTCCTTGCATGCTTTTAGCCTCATGTTGCCACCCAATACCACCATGTCAGCATTTACTACTATTGGTCGTATGTCAAGCATCTCAGGGAACTCTTTAACCGACTGCACTAACTTTTTAAACTTGTCATCCTTAATCAATCGTGGATTGTTTGGATTAACCTTTACTTCGTTTATTGCTACCTTTGTTATTTTCATATCTTACTCTTATCGTATTGTAACCACATACCGCCAATGCTGTCAACTAACCTTTCATTTAACCACAATTTCTTATTCCCTGTATAATATAATATACAATGTGTTAATTCGTGGTAAAATGTATGTTCGATTATTGACTCTTTATACTTACGCCATGTCTTATCTGTCTTATATTTATCTGCTATTATTATCTTGTTGTCATAATAGATGAACCTTCCCATACATTGGTTAGCGTGGCAGTATTCGTTGTCGATTACTACTTCTATCTCATGCGACATTATATTGAATCGGGTTGGTATCATTAGTATATCTTCCCATCAACAATAGTTTTTTGTTGCACATAGTAGTTGCCGTTCTTTGGGTCTACTTCCAAATAAGTAAAGCCGTGGTTCCAATCATTAATTGGCATATAGGCAGGATGTAAATCGCATAAACATCCACTTGAGTATGCAGCATAAGGCTTATCATCAAACTGTTTGCCAGTGCTTTTAGTTTCTCTGTGGAAGTGACCTATAATTACTTGCTTGTTTAGTTTAAGTTGTGCCATTCGTGCAGGGTTAACGCCTCCAGACTTAGCAGGTAGTTCGTGTCCGTGTAGTATTGGCATTTTACCAGCGTATGACCATTGTTTTGATTTAATTTCTTGTATCCTTAACTCAGGAAACCCAAGTAAATTACTTAAATCAAACTCTTGTATTGCCATTATTTGCGGATTCATACGGATAAACTTCTCATATCGCTCATCGTGGTTTCCAATTTTGTAAACTATGTGTGCATTAGGGAACATCTTGCGTATCCCTTTAAGGAAACTTCTGCATATATCTAACTCATAGCTGAACGATCTGTTAGCAGGATTCTTTTCGTGCCTACTTAGTTGGTACATATCCATCGTGTCACCGTTTAAGTAAATGCAGTTAACATCCTTTTCAAGTCCAAACTGCAAAGCAGCAAACAAAGCATCATCATCTTGGTAGGGTA